CCATTATATATAAGAGCAATTAATTTTGTTCCATAGTTATCCAGAACCCATAGGCCTGGATCAATAACAAAGTCTGCTGAAGAAGCCTCACCCCATGCAACGTATTCTGAAATATTAGTAATGGTTGCTCCTGCTGTGTGAGCCGCTTTGCTCGTACCATTAACTTCTCTGGCACCTCCGCTTAAAATTCCTGTGGTTGTATCGTTGGCAGTGTAACTTATATCTTCTGAGTCTATTCTAATTTCCCCCGATGATGGAAAAGCAGCAGAGCTCGTTAAAGGAATGTCGGTTACAGTGTCGTTGATAGTAGAAACTAATGTAGTAGTCGCTGGACCTGCTGCAGTTCCAGACCATAAACCTGTGCCCCAACCATAACCGGCTACTTGTTGAGCTGGTCCTACGGTGTAATAAAGTAAGGCTGAAGCTGAACCACTTGCAGCTAGAGGGGTGCCTGATTCGACCACCGCCATCGTAATTTCAAAAGTAGTAGTAGTAGGAACAGATGTAACCATAAATTTCTCGTCCTCAAAAGTAGCATCAGTGAAAGTAGATCCTACTGCCGTTACTCCACTGACAGCGTCAAACATAACAATATCATCGTCCTGTAATCCATGAGTCCCGGTACATGTTACGGTGACAGTTTTTGAAGATCCAGTACTTGTAAAAGTACAACCGGTTAATGTAGTTCGAATAGGGTGAATATCATAGTATACACCCCCTGAATAAACATATAAAATTCTATTGGTTCCTATAGCTGCGTATTTAATACCAGCATTATCATCCCAATGATGGATTGCTCTAGTTACACCGGTAAGTTTATTTAATCCTAACTGGTCCCACCCACCTATCTTTTCAGGGGTTCCATATCTAAATCTCACATTATCGCCGTCGAACCACTGTCCTTCTGCGCCGAGTTCTGATACTTGTTTATTAAATCCTGGTAAAAATCCTAATTTTTGTAACATAAAAAACCTTTATTTTATTGTATATTATACAATAAATATATTTTCTAGTAAAAATTATAGGCTAAACTTATCCTAAAATCCTTGTCTTTTTGCTTGTCAACACAATGTGGAAGGTAGCTTCTAAATACAACTAACCTACCTGCTACTGATTTATACCTTACAGGACAGTTTATTCCAAGAAATTTTTTATGGCCAATATTTCTAAAATCAGTGGCTGGAGACTTTATTATTAGATCACATGATTTATCATTGCTTTTTAAAAAATATACACAAGAAAGCACACTATTATAGTGCTCATGATACTCTTGAAAATCATTTTGTTTATATACGTTGAACCAAGAATCCAGAGAATTAATTTTATATACCATACCTGTTTCTTTTACATATTCTTTAACTTTATCTAATATCCATTTATTTAAAGAACTAAATTTATTGTTCTTATGCACCTCATGAAAACCATCGCTAGTATTATATGTTGTATCAGATATCCAACTACTGCCTCCTTTTTTAGTTTTCTTCATTAGAGCTAGACACTCTTTAACTAGTTGAGTTTGTATAGAAGAATGGTTAGGGTTGTCATAATAACCTATTTGAGTTGGCCACCAGTTTTCAATCATTAAATGTAAACCATCCTGTAGCCACATATTTTTTATGTTTAAGACTAACTTGTCCTTTATGTGTATGAGTCCAATCAGTTGGCCATATTAAAGTTAGACCTTTTTTAGCTGGCGCTGTTATTTTTTGATACTTAAAAACAGTACCTCCGTCTGAAACATCATTTAAATATGTCATAAATACTAAAATTCTATTTGCGTTTATTAATCCACTTCTTTCAAAATGAAACACCTTATACCCCCCACCTTTTTTATATCCTTGCAAATTAAAATAACCATTTACATTAAAACGATCTACGTAATTTATATCTTTATATTTTTTTAAATATTGATTTAAACATTTTTGTAACTCCTCCCTATATTTTTTTATTAATTTATTTTTATTATTCGGTTGTATTGTCATGTCTACAGAATCTTTTATTTTATCGTCAACTAAAGTTCCGCCTCTTCTTCCAAAATAACCAATTGTTTTATCCGGACTGTTTTCATAAAATTTTATTAAGTCGTCACACAATTTTTTATTTATGTACCAACCTCCAATAAAACTATCGTTTGGAAAATATTCTTCTTTTAATTTAGTAATGTGCATAAGATAAAACAATTCGAGGGGTTAAACCAATGGCTTTGTGTGTCATTCCAGGTGGTATTACTAATAAATCTCCTGGATTTAACTCAAACATACCAACATCTAATTTATAAATAATTTTACCTTTAATATTTAGTATATGAACTTTATAATTATCGGTATGAGTAATGCTCGACGTTCCAGAGGTTAAAGAAAAAAATATATCCATATCGTTTTTTACATTATGCGGGTTTAGTTTTTCTTGTAAATAATCATATATGGGTTTGAACTCAGGTGTGTTTCCTACCCCTCTAATTTGAAAAATAGATTGTAGAATATATACATCAATATAATTACTTCTTATTCTACTATCTAAATTATACCTATCTAGAAATGAGGAAAGTTTATTAAAATCAAACTCATCTTCGTTAATTTTTATAAAATTTCTATGTAATAATTTTTCTTTCATATTATATTATACATCACTATTTACCTTAATCCAACACATATTATTTTGATCAATATTTTGTTTATCTTCTTTATCTATAACTGTTAACGACCAGTTATATTTTTTTATTAATTCTTTTGCTTTATCAAAACCAGGGCTATAACTTTTTAATCCGTCAATAAAAATATATCCGTTATGTTTAACATATTTACTCGACCACTTTAATAGTTTTTCAATGTATTCTTTATTTCTTTTAAAATCAGAAAATACACAATCAGCTTTTTGATTTAAAAAAATATTATTAAAATTAATATCTTCATTTATTATTATCATTCTATTACCTAACTTATGTTTTTTTATTAAATTATTTAAAAATTTTTTATAATCACTAACGTTTTTAAAATGACTACCATTGTCATAAGTTATACATGAACCTTTATTGTTTTCTTGCATAGCAGTGGTAACAGCTAATGAAGTACAAGCTAAACCTGTGCCAAATTCTACAAATAAACTATATTGTTGCATTTTAGTTAATGCGTAAAAAAACAAAGCGCTGTCTTCAGTATTATATACGTTTCCATATTTGTGTAAATGATCTAATAATTTTTTCATATTACATTAAGCTTTTAAAACAATATTTCCTGCAATAGATATTCTAGTTTTAGTAGTATTATGAAATGGATAGACAATGTGTTGTAATAAAGATGGAAATAAAACTACAGTCCCTTCATCTTTTTTATCTAAATAAATTATGTGAGATGAATTTCTACCTGTTATAGAGTTATAATTAAATTCAAATATAGATTTTGAAGGCAACTTCATCCAGATATTATAAGATAAAACTCCGTCATGTTCATGCATTGGAACATACTCTCCTTGTTTTTGATAATTTATCCATGGTCTTTGAAACTCCATAGGAAGATTTTTATTTAATACTTTTATATTTTTTAAATACTTTGGATATTGTTCATTATAATAATCTGCTACGGTAGATATAAAATTTTGTATTTTATCTAAATTATTTTTTACATAATAATGCTTTGCAACACCTGGTTCGGTGAGTCCAGAAATAAATTCTTTTTTATTTTTCATATTTAAACACTCTTTTAATACAGAGGCATAAATATCTTTTGGCAGTTTGGTTTTTACAAAACCATAATTAGGTAGTAGTATCTTCTCCATGATATAGTAGACCGTGTAGCAAGTTAGAATTAAAAGCTATAACAGTCTTTCGTTTGTTTGTTTTGTTAACCGCAGATCTATGTGGTATGTATGCTGGAAAGGTTAGTATATCTCCCTCTGAAATTTTAGGTGTTTTTTTATTTAACAATTCTGTCTTAGCACTAACATCAGGTAGCTCTAAGTAATATACGTTTGCAAGTTGATGCCCTGCGTGATTGTGCCAATCATGTTCACTTCCTTTTTTATATTGCTGAAACCAACCATTTGTTATTTCCCATCGATGACAATCAAAGTCCTCTGCTAAAGATTGCATGTGCTCGTTAATATTTTCGTAAAACAAATCTAAATATTTTCTAGTATAGTCTCTTGATAAATACCAATCTGTGTTATAAATAGACTCTTCTGTAGATTTAGGTATTTCATTTATTAACTTTAAAAAAGTTTTTTTTAATTGTTTATGTTTTTTAAAAGGTTTAACAATTATATCCATTTAATTATCTCTCCAAAACTCCATTCCAGAGTATTTATTTAAAATTTTATCAAGTACTTTTATTTTTTGTTTAACTATTTTATTTGTTGTAATTGTATGTAAAGGACCACCATACACAGAATCATTATATTCTAAATTATTTACTTCTAATTGTTTTAAATTTTTATAATAATGTTTTTTATAAAAAGGTATCTCTAAAAAATTATATATATCTTGCAAGTATTTTTTAGGGTTAGATACTAAATCATTATATTCAAATATTTTATAATTTTTATTGTTTACGTTATTTAAAAGATATTTTATTTGATACAACCCTCTGTCAATAGGGTGGTGTTCTTTCATTAAGATATGACATTTTTGTTCTATTTCGTCTCTCCATGTTTCACTTTTAATTAATTCATTAAAAGATTCATTAAGATAAAAATTAATATTGTTATTAGCTAGGTCTATAAAAGACATTAAAATTTCTGGGATATCTCTAACTAATACTATCATTTTAATATCGTTGTCTAAATATTTATTTAACATTTGAAAATTATATTCAGTTGCCCAAGGACCTCTATCTATTATGTATTTGGTTTTTGCATGTTTATAATAATTTTTAAAAACATTTTTATTAATATTGTCTAAAGATTTTTCATCAGGAAAATTTTTATAGGTATTTATTTTTTTAATTTCTTCTACTCTATAAAATATTTCAGGAACAACACTGTCCCCTGTTGCTGTAATATCTGGATTTTGATTTAACAAAGAAGATAGCAACGTATTACCTGTTCTAGGTAAACCTGTAATAAAAAAATATTTTTTATTCATTAATTAACTTTTTTAATTTAATTCTTAAATTTGTTATTTTAGATAAAAAATGTTCATTTACTTTTTGTAAAGTTTCTATAACAAGATCTTGTTTTTCTATTCTCTCTTTTAATTCTTTGTTTATCATTACCTCAGAATTTTTTACACCTTTTACCTCTGATAAACTATCTTCTAGTTTTTTTATTTCTTCTTCTAGTTTTTCTATCTTTTGTTGACTAGCGCTTATTACTTTATGATTTGGCATTATTTCTCTCCTTTTCTATGTGTGTTTAAAATTATTCCTTTAGCTAAATCTGAAGGTAAACCTAAATGACTTCTAGTATCATATAAATTATTTTTTTTAGGATCTTTGTCTAAAAAATTATAATGAAGAAAAACTTGGTAACAAATATCTCCATTAAATTTATCTCTCCAATGTTTTAAAAGATTGCCTTTGTATAGAAGCATGTCACCTGGTTTTAAAATAACTTTATGTGTTTTACCCTTATCCTCTAAAAAGATAGGCCATTCATCTCCACCTAAATTTAATGTTGTTGAAAATTCACAACTGATTCTATCTATATGTTTAGGTAATATAGCTCCTTTTTCATATATTCTTAAATAAGAATAAGTAGGGAATACTTCTTTCTTTATTTGTTTTTGTAAAACAGGTATTAACTCTACTAATAAAACCTCCATTAATATATCACCATAACAACAATAAACATCTTCTACTTGCTTGTCTCCAAACTCTCCCCACTCTTTTGCATAAGGGGATATATAGTTAATCTCTCTAAAAGTTTTTAAAACTTCTCTTTTTAAATATAAATACCTACAAGAAAAATATTGCATCTCTTTTGAAATAACATTCTTTAAAACTTTAAAATTATTTTTCATTTAAATGGGTGTCCTAAATTCCACATTACTAAAGAATATCTTGTGCCCGATATTACCGGTTTAACTCTATGCCAAACAAAACTAGGAAACACAACTATACATCCTTTAGTTCTTATTTCTTTGCATTTTAATATTCTTTTCTTTTTTATGTTGCCACAATCAAATTCTAAATCACCACCTTTATATTCTGATGAGTCACTTAATGAAACAGTTACAGATAGTTTTCTATTTTTATTATGTTTTTTAAGATCGTTTGGCATGTTATAAGGATTGTTCCAGCTATCTATGTGCCAACCGTAAAATTGATTTTTTGAATACTTAGTAAACTGACAAGACTCTGTAAAGTCCCAATCATAATTCCACCCTGCATTGTTGTTAGCCAAATTAATAAAAGGAGTTATTTCTTTATATATCCATCTATCATTTAACCAAACTATATTAGAGTTTCTTGTTTTTTTAAAATCTTTTACTTCGTCTTCTTCTGCTCCAACTGTTCCTAACATTGGTTTTTTTTCTAAACCACGTTTTATAACAGCATCACAAAACTTATCTGATACGGCTTTTTTAAAAAACCAATAATGATAATTTAGATTCATTTCTTCACAACTCCTAAATTAAACGATATAGATATCCTGTCTTTTTTACTTTTATTAGCTTGAACATAATGTTCTAACCAACTAGGAAATATGTATAACATGTTCTCTTCTGCATTCAAATAATTTAATGTTGTTGTTTCTAAATTAAGTTTATTCCAAAACTCACCTTTCCAATCATTTTCTGTATGATTACAAGGATGACGTAATACAATATTACCACAATCTTTAGGTGTCTGCACATAAAAAACTCCTGAAAAAAAAGAATTAGGGTGAACATGAACAACATTGTATCCACCCTGTGGGTTAATATTTACCCACATATTTTTTAAGTTTATTGTATATTTTTTAGAGCCATCTAAAGCATGAAATATTTTTAAACCTACTTTACATATTTCATCAGCTAAATTAGATAAAGGGTTTGGAAAAAATAATTGAGTTGATTGCCAACCATCTCTGTTAGATACATTTCTACCAGAATCAGTTTTTTTTAGATTATAACAATACTTTGTTATTTGTTTAATATTTAAATTAAGTTTTGTTTCAGAACACGGCACTGAAAACATTCTGTTTATTAATATACTCATTTTAAAAATAATTAAAATTTATAACAATTCTACTTTTAGAATTTGTTGTGTTTGTACTTGAATGCATTTCATTGCTGTTGAATAAAACAATTCTATTTTCAACAGAATTAATTTTTTTGTTTTTAAATAAAGTATATCCATCGTTTGTATTTACGTAATAAATAGCAGCCTTACATTTAAATTCTTGGTCTTTATGTTCTTTATAAGTTACTTGTTTATGAGACATAACATTTAAATTAGCTTTTATTCTTACTAAAGCGTGAGGATTTATTTTATTTAATAAAGATTCTACACAATTAAAATAATTTGAATTAATTTGATTATCTGCATAAAAAATGTGAGTAAATTGAAAATCAAATAAGTCTTTAGATCCTTTAATTTTACTATGGTTAAAAAACCATGGAAAAGTATTTGACATTAAAATATCTTTTAAAATAATATGGTCTCCTTCATCTAAAAAATTATCTATAATTTTCATTGCACTACAAAATTAATTACACATCTAGTTTGAGTATCTGTTTGAGTAACACCATAATGTGTTGTATCTCCAGAAAAAATAATTAACTGATTTTCTTCCTGCATAATTTTAGTAAACTTGTTTGTTTTTTTATTTAATATGCTAGTGTAACCGTTACATTTATTTATGTGATAAACAGCTGACATATAAAATTTAGTGGAATCACCCATGTCTTGATGCTTACCATGTTTTATATGTTTATTTTGATTAGTATAAAGATTTGCCTTACATCTTGCTACATGTGTGTATGGAAATATCTTGTGTATTTTTTTATAACAAATATTTAAATACTCATCATATAAACTCAAAACTTTATTATTTTCTTTAAAAATATGCACAAACATAAACTGACCATGATCTTTTAAACTTGGTGGCCAAATATTATTTGGATTAAAATACCATGGAAAAGAAGACTTCTTTTCGCACATTAATTCTTTAATCGTATTAAAATTTTTTTTAGGTAAAAAATTTTTTATAACTTTCATGAAAGTGTTTATAACACAACACTAAAAATCTGCAATTGATTTATATCAAATTATATGCAAATTAATTAAGACCAAGAACTGGTGCTAGGGTTCCAAATTTTAGTTGTTATTGAAGAGTCACAACCTTGTGCAATCCATCTTTCGTTATCTTCATCCCATAAAACATCATACAAAGCGTCATCAGGAGTAGTTGGTTTTACAATTGGAGGTTGCCAATCATAACTAGAATCAAGTGTCCAAGATTCAAAAGGTTTAGGTTCTATAAATACATCATTTTCTGAATCGTATGTAAAACCTGCAGATGGAAATTGTTTTCTTGTCCCATCTTTAAAAGCTTGTTTCCAAGGTCCTGCTCCAAAAGTTGTTGCGTATATTTCTCCCTCAACATGTTTAGGATTGTCTTTTAAAAGTCCTCCATCATTTGGAATTTGAATATCATCGGCTATAGCTATTACTTGTAACACTACATTATTTGAGTCTAATTGTGCAAAATGTAAATACATGATTATGTTACTATGATTGTCCCAGAAACATTAAACGTGGCTATGTTGTCTCCTCCTGTTGATCCTGTACTGTTTGTACCTGGAGCTACAGTAAAAGTTCTAGCGCTTGGTCCTCTTACAATAACTATTCCAGAACCACCTGTTCCGCCTCCGTTATATCCTCCGCCAGCGCCTCCGCCAGAGTTTGCTGGTGAACTACTTCCAGAACCGTTAGAACCAGCTCCGCCTCCGCCGCTTCCACCGCCGCCTGCAGTTCCACCGCCTCGGCATCCGCCTCCGCCTCCGCCAGCTCTAGTTGTTGCAGATCCATTAATACTATTTGATGTTCCGTTTCCGCCGTTTCCACAATTATTTGATCCAGCAGCTTGACCTACTTGGCCGGCTCCACCGCCGCCTCCGCCAGCTCTAGCTGGTGGTGTTGGGTTACCGTTACCGCCATCATTTCCTTCTGGTGGAGAAAAACCCCCTGCATTTCCTTCACCGGCAGCTCTAATTACTCCGCCACCTCCACCGCCGCCTGATGCTGATCCACCAGGTTGACCTGTATTGTTATCTCTTGATCCTCTTCCGCCAGCTGTTGATGTAATGTTAGCTCCAGTGTGATTTAAAACTGAGTCGTTACCTCTTCCTGCTTGTCCGCCTCCATCACCAATTGTGACATTATATTGTGTTCCACTTTCGAATTCTATTTGTGTACCGCCTGGAAAAGAACTTCTATGACCGCCTGCTCCACCACCGCTTGCATTGTCATCTCCGCCACCGCCACCGCCAGCGACAACTAAGTAATCTATTGCAAATTTAGGCTTTACACTACCACCACCAAATCCTAATATTTGATAACCAAAAGATTTAGTTTTAGGTCTAGTTTGTTTTTTATCTTTATTAATTTTAAGAGTTTCGGGTGTAAAATCTCTCATGTATTCCTCCTATGCGTCGTTAGCAGCATCAGTAGTAAAGAATAATTTAACTCCCAATAGTTTTGCATCAGCAGTTAATGAGTCTCCTGAAACGTCTCTCATTATTTCAAAGAAAACATATTCGTCTGTGCTTGGTGAACCTGCTATTGTTATTGCTCCACTTTCTGCCGTGACTGCTAAATCATTTGCTGAACCACTCATAGCTTTTGCAGCCGGACCTACAGCTGTACCAAAAGCAGTATTAAGACTATCATCATCAGCCAGTGCTACTCCAGCTAACGTAAATAATGTTGTTCCAGTATTTGTTGAATCTGCTGTAAAAAATGCTTGAAAAGTTACTGTGCTTTCATTCCATGATTTAGGAAATGCTACGGCAAATTGTGCATACTCATCTGAACTTTGATCAAAATCTAAAGATTTTAATTCTGGTCCATTACCTAATTCTGTTTGTGCTAAATCTGCACACCCACTTGTAGAGTTAGGATACATAGCTGTTGCTGGAACCCAAATAGATTCTTTACCTGCAATTTTTATTGCACCTGTTGCATCAGCCGCATCAACAGCTTTAGCAACTCCAGTTCCATCTGGAGTAATAGTAATATCTCCATTGGCCCCGTCGGCAATTGTCACATTTCCAGAGTTTGTTCCGTTATTTGTATTTAAAATTAAATCTCCAGTTCCTTGAGTCGTGATCGTTGCGTCAGCGTTATTATCTCCTACTTGAACTGTATCTGCACCGAGATTAACATCGCCTGTTCCATTTGGAATAATATCAATATCAGTATTTGATGTTGAAACTATATCGTTTCCATTTACATCTAAATTTCCACCAAGCTGAGGACTAGTATCGTCAACAACGGCTGCCAGGAATCCTGTATTAATAATATCTGTTCCATTATGATAACATAAATAAGTTGCTCCTTCTGTTAAAGCAAAACCTGTTTGACCAGTTACTTTAAAAGTTAAAGTGTCTCCTGAGTGAGTTGTATTATCATAAACAATAAATGGTTTTTCAATATTAGCTGCAGGATCTCCTGCTTGCGCTGCAATATCGAGAACTCTAGTTCCTCCAAGGGTTCCTGTTAATTCTATAATAAATGCTCTTCCATCATATGTTCCAGTAGAGCCGTTTGGTATAGTTAAAGTTCTATCTGCTGTCATAGCAATAGAAACATAACCAAAAGTATCTTTAAGTTCGTCTAAAGTAGTGTTAGTTTTTGTACCCCATGTACCAGCATTTTCGCCGGTAGCCATTAATTGATAGCCTAAACTATTATATGTTGATGCCATAATTTTCTCCTAATTAACCTGCGTGATCTACGTATGTATAAGAGGTATTCCCTGTTATGTCAATATCTTTGTAACCTAAAACACTTAGTCCCGCAACACCTAAAGTACCGGTCATAGAAAGGCCACTTAGTCCTATTACCATATCAGCCGCAGTTAATGTTCCTATTGAACCTGTTGCTTGTAGACCACTTAGCCCTACACTCATGTCGTCGACAGTAACTGAACCTAAAGAACCAGTTCCTTGTAGGCCTGAAATATTAACTAATTGAGTATCATCAACCGTTACTGAGTCCACACTCATTGTAGCTTGTAAACCAGTTATCCCATACGTCATCTCATGACCAAGAC